CTCTGTAAGGGATGATGAAGAGACAGGAGATAATCCATATAGAACAGGCAATGTAGCAGTTATTAAAGATGAGGCAATTAAGAGAATGGTACAGCCTCCTGAACTGGCAGCACGTATCCTCAAAGCACGGATGTCTTTTGTTCCTGATGCAGCATGGGAGTCTCTCGGCTTACCAAATGTGAACATGGGTAATCGGGAGGGGCAGTTATGTCAGGGATAGAATTTCATCAGACAGGCTATGGGCGGAGGTTCTTTGATGGCCAACTGCCTCAGTTAATAAGAGCGATTGGAAGGCTGGCCGAGGCGGTTGAAAAGATTAATGGTACGGAAGATAAAATATGTACCTGTAATTCGGATGCTTATGAACAGTGCATGCACTACGATGGAGATGGTGGATGTATCCACCCTATACGGAAACGATAGGAGATAGCAGCTATGACAGAAGTAAGAGACTTATCGACAGGTAAAGTATGGAAGGACTATCCGGATCTGGATTCGAGGGAAGCTGTGGCAACAGCGTGGGAGGAATATCACGCAGAGAAGCATACTTTCTTTAAAGCGGTGGAAGCAGAGGAGAGAGCATACTATCTGAAAGAGGGAGTTCACGGGTGGTCTAAAGGAAACTTCTAGGCAGAGAAACCAAGAGACGAATGGTGGGAGGAAGTATGAAAGCTTTTAACTTAGCAGGATTATTTATGCTCCTGTGTATACCGGCTCAAGGTATATGTGAGTCAATACCTATAACGATAACGGCGTATTCTCCTACAGTCTCCCAGTGTGACGCTGACCCTCTTGTAACGGCTTCCATGACAAAAGTAAGAGAGGGAATCGTTGCACTGTCAAGAGATCTGGAAAGAAAGCACAACCTGAAATTCGGGGACAAGGTAATAGTAAACTGTGGAGTAAACTCATGGGTACTGGAATTCCAAGACCGGATGCACCACAGGTGGAAAAATAAAGTAGACATTTTTATGTGGAATAGGATGGACGCTTTAAAGTTTGGGAAGCAACAAGGAACCTTGTGGATAAGGAGGTAGCAATGGAAGAGTTTACGGAAGATCAGGGAGTAGAGGCAATCATAGCCCTTCAGAAAATGGGTGGGATAGTTGAACCAGAAGAAAGAGCCAGAAAGAATTGGAATCTCTTTTCGGAGTATGACAAACGCAATACCATGAATTGGTATGATTGGATGTGCAAAGGCGGTGAGTAATGGGGTATCAAGAACGGGTGGATTTAATCAAAGCTTCAAATATAGAGTTCAGCCGTATCTTTGGGAGAGGGCTGGGGCCGTATGTAGATCCTCTATTCGGATTCGATATTGTATCTTTTGATTCGGATATAGGAGTACCTGATGGCATATCCTGTAAAGATTTTATTCTGGAAAAGTATGGCGCCAGAGCAGTGGAGCTGGTTATACAGCTTATCGGAGGAGAGTGATGGACTTTGAAAGAATGAAAGAAGAGTGTCCTTGGTTTATTAAAGAAGATGGATCCTGTGTAGTAACTTTGTGGGGATGCAAAGAGGAAAACTGTGCGCCATATCATTGGGTATGTGAACTGAAGAACTCCATATACATTGATGTAACTGCTGAGATTAAGGACCAATAAGATGGGTTCTTTTTCGATTGATGTAGTAAAGGCCAAGAAGAAACGAAGTACAAGCAGTCTAACAAATGCTGAAGTGGCAGTGATTCGGGAGAGAATGGATCAGGCGGAAGACAAGGAGGCAAAGGCTATAATGGATGAGTACAACATTAGCCTGATGGGTTTGGTTATGCTTACTACGCTAACAAGGAGGAAAGATGTCAGACTTTAAAAGATGCAAGATATGCGGAGAATATGGATGGTTAGATACTCATAAGTGCCAGCAAGCGTTGGATGCCGTAACTTCTGACTACGATCCTAAGTATGAGGACGTAGAAATAGTTTACGCTGGAAGCGGGAAAGAAGCAGCAGAGAAATGCCTGGGAGAACATCATTCAGACTGGGATTATCCGGAAGAGTTGGAGATGTGGGTACGAAAAGTGGGAGAAACAAAGTGGGAGAAATACATGGTAACGGTGGAGCCTGTGCCGGAGTTTACGGCAACTCCAATAAAGGAGGACAATGGATCTAAAGCTTAGAAAATGGATGTCGGAGATGGCTGAGTTCAGATTACGCGATCCTCAACCTCTACCTGATATTGCTATCTGCTCTGAATGCGGTTGGAGAGGGCCGTCATCAGAATGTGAAACTGAGGAGGACGGAGATTGGGAGACAGGGTATTACGATGTTCATGTCTGTCCAAAGTGTGAAGATGGTGGATGCATAGATAACTATGATATGAGTCCTGAACAACTGAAGAACCGGACAGCGTGGGATAAGAGGGAGGAAGCCCGCAAAAAATAAACCTTGACAAACAAAAAAGAACTCAATACCCTACAGCCTACTATATTAAAGAGTGAGCATATAAATTATGAAATATCTCAGAAGAGAAACACTATGTTCAAGTAATTAGAATGATTGTCAAATAATTTTATCTAGTAGGTTGTAGGACTTGTCATGCTATCAGCCAGAGGCAGAAAATCCCTAAAAACCAAGCATACTCGGGGAGATCCGTCAACTCCAGGGAAGTCCACAGGTCATAGACCATCAGTATCAGATGACCAGATAATGGAAGCTTTAAAAGCTACGGCAGGCTTCATTACTCAGGCATCAGATAAGCTCTCCATATCCCAAAGTGCCGTGTCAGCAAGGATCAAGCGCACTCCACGTATTCAAGAACTCCTTTCAGATATTAAAGCTGGTCACTTAGACTTCTCAGAAATCCAACTATTAAAGTGTATTAAGTCCAAGGACATAGGAGCTATCAAGTATTATCTTGACTCCCAGGGCAAAGACCGTGGATACGGGAAGCATATCTTAATAGACCAGAATACTCGCCTATCAGGTGATCCGGATAATCCATTAAGTATAATAATGGTACCTTCCCTGGATGCCTTCAAAGAACAATTCCCGATAGAGATTGAAGAACCCAAAGAGGAAACTGATGAGGAAGAGGCTGAATAACTATTGTTTAGCTGAGTCTGGACTGGCAGTATATGCCAAGACCAATCCTTATGTACGTCCTTGTGTGATAGTGAGTCAAATAATTATACGCCCTAGTCATAACACGATAATCAAGACAGGTTGAGCCAAGGCTATGATAGGTTTATAATAGTGAGTTAATCTCAGTGCAGCCAAGGCGAAAAAATGTTAAACTAAGGAAGACTAAGTGGGATTGAGTAAATTACAACAGAGAATCAAGAAATACGGACACGAAGCGGTATATGAGTACATAAAACAGAATCCCGGCATACTCTCAACATGGAGTGAGATTGCAAGACCGGAACAATTACCGCCGCCTGGAGACTGGCAATATTGGCTGATCAAAGCTGGACGAGGGTTTGGGAAAACTAGATCGGGAGCTGAGTGGGTCAAGATGAAAGTAGAGACTGGATGCAAAAGGATTGCGTTGGTCGGAGCCACAACCGGGGATGTTAGAGACATTATGGTTGAGGGCGAAGCTGGTATTCTGTCTCTATATCATGGCGAGAAACCACCTGAATACATTGCATCGAAGCGGAAACTGACATGGCCTAACGGAGCACTGGCTACAACCTATTCTGCAGAAGAACCGAAAAGATTAAGAGGCCCATCGCATGATGCTTCTTGGGCTGATGAAGTAGCTTCATGGAAGTACGCTACCCAGACATGGGATCAGCTTATGTTTGGATTACGATTAGGAACGAATCCTCAGTGCTGTATCACCACCACTCCCCGCCCTATACACCTTATTAAAGAGCTACTCAAAGATCCGGCCTGTGTTGTCTCCGTTGGGAGTACCTACGAGAACAAGCAGAACCTTGCCAAACAGTTTTATAAAAAGATCATTCAGAAGTATGAGGGAACCCGGCTCGGCAGGCAAGAGATCCACGCGGAGATACTGGATGATAATCCGGATGCGGTATTCAACCGAGATGATATTGACAAGTACAGAGTGGATAAGATACCTGATGGGATTGACATAATCAGGAAGCATGTGGGAGTGGACCCGGCTATATCTTCAGGGGAGAATGCGGATGATACCGGGATAGTAACATCCGGGCAAGATCAACAAGATCCTTCTCACTATTATGTATTTAGGGATGATACGTGTCACTTGTCTCCGCAAGGGTGGGCCTCAAAGTCAGTGCAGGTATACCATACTTCGATGGCGGATAAGATAATTGGGGAAGTGAATAACGGTGGAGATCTGGTTGGGACTATCATAAAGTCAGTGGATCCATCAGTCAACTATGAGGCGGTGCATGCGTCTCGCGGAAAGATAACAAGGGCGGAACCGATAGGAGCCTTGTACGAGCAAGGGAGAGTTCATCATGTTGGGAGCTTTCCCTTGATGGAAGATGAAATGTGTAATTGGTCACCGGATATGGGAGGCTCACCAGACAGGATGGATGCACTGGTATGGGCTATAACTTCTATGATGAGTCCTAGCAAAATCTTTGTGGGGTAGTATAGAATGGGAATTATAAGTGCAGCAAAGAAGTTACTGAAACGAAATTACGCAATGGCGGATATGTATATGGTAGGATCAGGACAGCCTATCTATTCCACGTTCACGATTGCAAAGGCGGTCAAGGAAGGATACAAGGCTTCGCCCACTGTGTACCGGGCAATTTTTCTGATTACCAAGTCGGCAGCCAGTGTACCTTGGATCGTATACAGTGCAGATAACGAACCGATGCCAGATCATTATCTTACCAAGATGCTGCAACATCCTAATCCAAATATTTCAAAGCAGGATCTATTTGAGCTGATTATTTCATGGCTGCTACTGGCTGGCAACTCATACATGAAGAAAACGAAAGTCGGGAATAAGACCAATGAGTTGTGGCCTATATCTCCGGACAGGCTGGCAGTGGTTCCCTCTAAGGACATTGAGGAATGGTTGAAGGGATACGCTCTGGATAAGTCAGGGATGGTGGATTACGAACCGAGCGAGATTATTCATATGAAGTTCTTCAATCCAGCAAACCCCCTGATAGGTATATCCCCTTTGGAAGCTGTGTCTAAGACGGTGGATGTAGATGTGGATCAGCAGAAGTGGAACAAGTCAGCTATGCAGAACCGGGGTGTACTGGATGGGATCGTTTCAGTTGACCGGGAGATTACAAGCCAGAAGCAAGCAGATGAATTGTCGGATGCTTTAAACGAGTCTGTCTCTGGAACAAAGAACGCCAGAAGGCTGCGGGTGTTTGGGTCGAACGCAAAGTATTTCAGGACTGCAAGATCCCCGATTGAGATGGACTTTAATAACTCAAGGAAAGAGAATCGGAACGAGATCTATATTACCTTTGGAGTTCCGCCACAATATGCAGGAGTCCAGGAGTCAAGCACCTACAATAACTACCAAGCTTCTGAGATTATCTTTTGGGTAGGGACGGTGCTTCCAATACTTGATGATGTGGCTGATGCAATGACATTCAGTTTACAGGATGAGCTTGAGCCTGGACAAAGGATTAGTTACAACAATATGGCGATACAGGCTATCCGTGGAATCGTGGAAGGGAAAGCAAAGGCTGCACTATACCTATTTAGAATGGGGGTTCCTTTCAATCAGATTAATGACCTATTTCAATTTGGGGCTAAAGAGTTTGAGGGATGGGATAAGTCCTATGTGGGGGGATCGGATATAGATGCAGATCCATCAAGCAAGGATGATCCTACGGCAGTCAGGGATATTGAGGAGATGATTAAAAAAAAAGTCCGTATCTTGAAGTAAGGATGGAGCCGAAAGACTGGATCATAGAGAAGGACAGGATAGCAGAGGAACATATGTCAGCTTACCAAGCCATATTAGAAGATCAGCAAGCGATGCTCTTTAGCCAATTAGGGAGCATTGATAAGAAGGGTGTGAAGGGCATCCTCAGTTTCTTTGACGGTGATTTGGAAGAGGCGATATTGGATACCTACTTGGAGGCTGGATTGGTCTTCGGGGATGATTTGGTATTTGAGGAACGGGCGGATGATTACGATGAGGCTTTGTCTGAAGCGATTCAGGAAGAGACAAACATATTGAAAGAGAAGACGGACATCCAGGACTCGACTGCAGATCAGATCGGGAAGCAGATGGAGCATGGGGCCAGGGAAGGATGGACTACGGCACAGTTGCAGCAGGCCATAATGGATGTGTCAGTCTTCAAGGCATCGAGAGCTTTGAGAATTGCAAGGACAGTCACCGGTGCCGGGGCAAGCCAAGGACAATTTCTTTCGGGTAAAATGGTGGGCGCTTCTCACAAGATATGGTCTACTGCCGGGGATACGCATGTCAGGGATGCACATCAGAAGTTGAACAATAAGAAGATTGGGATAGATGAAACCTTTTCAAATGGTGGAAGGTACCCACTGGATCCAAGGCTATCGGCTGCGGAGAGAATCAACTGTCGGTGCGGGTTACTCTTTGTGAGAGGGGAAGCGCCGCCATTGACGGATGCGGATTTTGGGGCTACGGAGCCGCCAGAAGATCCTATGATGAAGGCACAGAGTTTAATTAGTTGTACCAACAAGCCATTCAAGAAGGATTGGGATGAAAGATCATTCAGTGAATGGATGGAGTATCGGGCAAAGGAACTGAAGCGGGATGCTTGTAAGGGATACCGTAGAACGACAGGCGGGCGTTGGGTTGATGCA